CGCGTCTGCGATCTCCTCGATCTCGATGCAGCTGACGCCACGGCGCCATGTGTACCACTTCCCATTTACTCCGACAGACGGGTAGACGACTACATACGCACCATCTCCCCGGATGTCCACCCCTGGGATCGCCTCGACCCGATTCTTGTACAGGCTCGGATCAGCGACCCGGAAAAAGAAGTGAAGCCCTCCGGATGGAGTATTCGCCACAACTGTCTCGGGGAAATCGCCATGATTCACCTGCCAGGCGTTAATCGACCGCAGGCCGTTCTTCTTTTCCTTCATGTCGACATCCAGCACAACGATGTTGTGGGACGGTTTTCCGCATGCTATGGCGACATTGGCGTCCGGCCATCTTGTCCACCATTCCCGGATGGTTTCGGTGTCTGTAGTGGCTTCTTTCAAGCCGTGAGCGGTATATGGAGCTTTGTCTGAGGGTCTGACCGGAATAACCGAAAAACCTGCTTCAGCATAATCGAGAGCGGCGTCTAGTATCATCGCTCCCATATTCCTCACCCCCTAGTCTTTTCGTAATACGTTACAGCGATGGCATAAGACTGCCAGATGTCAGCGCGGAAGCCGTAGAACCATCCCGGCGCCTTCTTGGTGCCCTTGCCGAAGTTCGGCACGCCGTAGGCGAAGCGGTCGACAAGCGCCTGCCGGATGCTGGCATCGTTCGCCTTCATGCTGTGGCAGATCGCCATCTTTTCATCCTTGCGGTAAATGAAGTTACAGATCTTGCCTGCTCCTTCGATGCGGTCCTTCATCTGCCCGATCCACAGAACAGTGTCGAAGACTTCCCTGCCGACCGGCATGCCGTAGGATGCAATCATCTCCACGGCAAAGTCGACTTTGTCCCATCCGACCGTCTGCGCTGCATCGAAGACGTCCTTCCACATCTCCGCGTTTTCTTCCTTCTGGAAGAAGATCGGCTGCAGGTTGAGCGCGCTCACTAAGCAGAACGCGCTCTCCTTGTTGCCGGGATCTATTCCGATGATGTAGTCGGACATCAGAACGGAAGATCCTCAGCCGGTTCAGCCTTAGGCTTCTTTGCCTTTTTCTCTTCTTCCTTCTTGATGTAGCGCTTCACACGGTTCCGATCGGCGTAGCCGTTTGTGCCCTTCTCAACCTCTACGGAAGCGCGGCCGATCTCTCCAATCGTGTCGCCGAGCTTGGAAGTGTCTTCCAGTTTGGAACCGATGCTGTCGAGGTATGCGTTGAACTTCCACATGTTCCGGTCATTCTCCACGAGATAGTCGAAGACCGTTACATCGTTGCCGTTCTCCTGCTCGAAACGGAGCTGGAGCTTCCACATCCAGTTTCCTGTGCTGGAAGTGGTATGCTCCGCGTTCTGTACCTGGAACAGGTATTCACCCGGCTCAAGGAGCGGGAAGTCCTTTGTGTTTTCGTTGGTTGCTGTTCTGTCGAGTTTCATTATTTCTTTCCTCCTTTGATCTGCTCAATCAGTACGTCAATGTTGTCCAGCATGCTGCGCACTGCAGTGCCTGAGAGCTGAGCGATGGCAGGGCGTCCGGTCTTGGCGAGCCATGCGCCGAACTCTCCCGGCTGGATGCCCTGCTCTTCAAGCTTGCGCACAAGGACATCCCTGGAATCTTCTTTCATGTCATCCTCAACGATGCCCTCATGCGGGTTGTCGATGTCGAGGATCTCCGGCTGAGGCTGAGGCTCCACCACGCCCTCATAAATGCCCTTCAGAGGCTCGAAGCTGAGAGGAAGGTCATCCTCTAAGCCGAAGCGGTTCTTCGCGTCACAGGTCGGCCTGTGGTTGAATATCATGATGCGCTTCGCCTTGCCCTTCGCCTTGTTGCGTCCGTTCTCCTCGATGACCACCTGCTCGTATTTCATGAAGCAGAGGATATCCGTCCATTCTTTAATTAACGGGGCGATCTTCTTGGAGACCTTCAGCTCCCACCGGTCATAGGGTGGTTCATCCGGAGACTCCAATTTACGCATGGCAGCGTGCGCGATCAGCGTCACGTTGACGCCCTTGGCGATCAGCTTGTCCAGGCGCATCAGCAGGTCCTTGTTGAATCGCTCCGCCAGGGCGGTGTAGCCTTTGCCGTATCCGCCTCCGTACTTCTCGATGCTGTCCACCTTGCCCTCGTTCAGGAGCTGGGTGGTGAGAAGCATCTCAGCGCGGTCAGCCGTGTCGATCACGAGCGTCCTGCAGACGGTCGGGTCTTCGATCACAGCGTCCACCATCTCCAGCAGCTCGTTCCACGTTTCGGGCTGCGGGAAGCGGGAGATGTCGAGCTGCTTGGTACCGCCTTCCACATCGATAAACAGCGGATCCGGGAACTGAGACGCGAAGGTGCTCTTTCCGATGCCTTCCGGGCCATAGCAGCACAGCCGGATGGCGGTCTTCTGTTTTCCTTTTGTGATATTGAACTTCATATATACCTCCTAGAGTTCGTCAGACAGGTACGCCATACAGCGCTGGATGGTGCCGTAGGCGTTTCTGACGTTCTTGCGGTCGCACTTCTGAAGCAGGCTGTAGAGATCTGAGGAGACTTCATCGATGCGCTCGTAAATCTCCGTCAGATCCTCCTGGTATGCTTCGGAATCGTAAGCCTCATCATCGCAGAGTTGGGGATCTCTCAGCTCGCCGGCATTAATCGACATCGTCACGGGTTTCCCTCTCGATGACTTCAGCCTCCATCTGATGCCACTCCTCGGGCATCCGGTAGCGGAAGATGTTGGCGAGCCGTTCCGGGGTCTCAATGCTGTGGATGAAGACCTCATCCATGTCGAAGGTTGTGGCGCTGTCCTTCAGGACATCCAGCACCATTTTGAGAGTCCTTCTCTGCTCCATTGCGAGCGTCCGCATAAGGCGCAGGGTGTCATATTCTTCCTTGTTGAGTGTTACGTATTCAGCCATTTTCTTTATCCTCCTGTTCCGGCTTGTTAATTGAGTTATAGATGCGGCGTGCTTCCTGAATGGTTTCCAGGGCGAAGCGGTTATTATCCTTCTGCTTCTCAAGCTCAGCGTCCACCATTGCTTTGTATCCTTTTGCCTCTTCGTCAACCGCTCCGACCGTCTTGAGTACAGCGTGCAGAGCGTGGAAGGTGGTCTTCTGGGAGTCAAACAGGGAAGCGAAGGCTTCGCCGTCTGCCACGGAAGTAGAGCGGAATGCCTTGAACAGGTCTACCACCACGATGGTGATGCCTACAGCCCACGCTGTCAGCACGAGCTGAAGGATGAAGATTATTACGGTTAATGCTGTCATTTTTGTTTCTCCTTCTTATCGATTTCCTTTAATTCGTCAATAATGTTGCTAATGCTCAGCGGATAGCCGAGCGCGTGCGTGTGTTCGTTGATCTTGTAGTAACCTCTGTCAGTCCAGCCTGTTTCCGGCTCGATCTTCTTCTGCTGGTAGTTCCAGCTATCGGATGTCTGCCACAGTTCGATGTGCAGCCACATGTGTTCCTTGTAGAGCAGTTTGCTGATCCGGACGAAGTTATCGGCGGAAGGGAGCGGTTCCCAGTTCTTCGGATCTTCCAGGAACTCCCTGCGCTTCTTATCATTGCTCAGCACCATACCCATCTCTCCGTTCCGAGGTTTCCATAGGTCGCCTGTGCCTTGTATCTCTTGATAGCGTCCTGTCCTGCATCGGTGAAGTCTCCCGCCCAGGGGCCGGTGTAGATGATGGTGCCGTAAAACTTATGACCTTCTGCGCTGCAGTTGTAGGGCTTGCCTTTGCGCTCGGCTTCCCTGTCCACGATGAAGTTTCCTGTGCATACTTCCGATCCGACAAGGGACAGCGGTCCGTCTACCATCTTCTTCATGGCTTTGACTGTGTCGGGGATGTCCATGATGTTGGGCATTTCGCCCACCTTCTTGACTATTGCCTTCATCCGATCACCTCCATGGTCTGAATGACCGATCCGATCCAGACGGATACCATCACCAGGGCGCCGATCGTGCCGATCGTAATGACCTGCAGCGCTTCCCGGATGGATTTCTTGATTCTTCTCTTTTTTCTGCTATTCTTCATTTAGGGAATCCTTTCCTTTCTTTGGTGGAGCCGGCTGCATCCGGCTCTTTTTTGTTTGTCTGTCCGTGACAGTCATGCCAGCACCTTCGCCTTCATCTCCTCCTCGGAGATCCCTGCCGCCTTCAGGACTGAAGTCAGCCGGACCTTTCCGGGGTTGAAGTAATTGGCTCCGAGTTCTTTGGCGTCTCGTTCGCTGGCGCTGGTGAAGATCTTCCTTGCCGTCACCATCCCGCAGTCAAGAAGTCGAGCAATCTCTGCCTTGTTGACGTGGAACGAGTTGGCAATCTCCTCGCGTGTTTTCTCTCTTCTCGGCATTGTCCTCCTTTCCTTTCGTAAACGTTCCGTTTACTATCTGCGTAAAAAAATTAGCAGGCCACGATGTTATCAGCAGGGATGCCGGTGAAATCTGAGATCTTCCGGACATCCTCGGCGAGCATCTTCACGTTGCCAGCAGATACCTGCTTCAGATGGTACGGATTGATGTCGCACCGTTTCGCCAGCTCCTCGATGCTGATCTTGAGGTTGGCCGCGATCGCTCGGATACTTAACTTGATGTTCTCCATCTTTCCTCCTTCCTTCTGTAAACACTCCGTTTACACTTCCCGATTGTAGTAAACCGTCCGTTTATTGTCAATACTATTTTTTCATTTTCTGCGTTATTGGTGTATAACATAAGTAGGAAACGGAGAGTTTACACGATGGATAAAGAATTTGATAAGAGTCTTGGAGAAGCCCTCCGCAAAAAGCGGCAGGAGAAAAATCTTTCAATGGATTACGTGGCTCAGCTTCTCGGAGTCACCAAGATGGCCGTATCGAATTGGGAAACCGGCAAACGCAGCCTGTATGCTGAAACCCTTCGGTCTTATTGTAGGATCCTCGGAGTTTCTATGCAGGAAGTGTTTGATGAAATGGACATGGAGGACTGACATATGCCCGTCTATAAAGACGCAAACGGGACCTACACGGCCCGTTTTTACGCGGATGATAAACTGACCGGAAAACGGAAACAGATCCGTAAGCGTGGCTTTAAGACGCGCAGAGAGGCGGTACAGTGGGAAGCCAAAGCAAAAGCCGAGCAGATGGCAGCCACATCTTCCGCCACCTTCTGGGACATCTTCCAGCGTCAGCTCGACAACAATGACACGAGCCTCAGCACACGCACGAAAAAAGAAGCGTGGATCTCTACCTACTTCGCCGAGTTCGTAGATCTTCCGATCGAGAAGATCAGCAAGGCGGACCTTGTACAGTGGCGGAACAGCCTCAAAGAGAGCGGGCTGGCGGTGCGTACGCTTAACTGCGGTTTGCAATACGTCCGGAGCGCTTTCGGCTTCTACAATAGCGTCTATGGTGGTCAGAACCCTGCTGTGGTGCTGAAGTCTTTCAAACTGACAAAGGCAGACAAGACGGAGATGAAGATTTGGACACCGGAGCAGTTCCAGCAGTTCGCTGAGGCGGTCGAGAACCCTATGATGCGCGCCTTCTTCACCTTCCTGTATTGGACCGGATGCAGACGTGGCGAGGCTATCGCCATCACAGCCGATTGCTTCCAGGGCAACAAGGTGCACATCTTCCGCTCCATGAAGCACTTCAAAAACGGTTTTCAGCCACTCAAGACAGACAGCAGTGAGCGGACGATCACAGTCGACTCCGCCACGATGGCGATCCTTGAGCCTTGGATCCAACAGGCTGACCCGTTTGTCTTCGGCGGAGTGACTTCCCTGGCGATCACCACGATCGACAGAGCATTCCGGGAAGGCATCCGGCTGTCCGGTGTAGATCCGATCCGGATCCATGACCTGCGCCACAGTCACGCGTCCTTCCTGCTGAATAATGGCGCTAATATCATCGCCGTGAGTAAGAGATTGGGGCATGCCACCATCACGCAAACCTTGGAAACCTATGCGCATCTGATGAATGACACCGAAGAAAAAATGATGGAAATCATAGAAAATAAGTCCAATTTAAGTCCAAAACACTAAAAAACCGCTCTGTTGAGCGGTTAGAGCAGATGAGGGGAATTGATGGGATACTGTCATACCCCTTTTTATGTATCAAAAACCCGCATAAAACCGTTTTAAACGTTCATTAAAAATCATGGTTTTTAAATTTTTAAGTCCAATTTAAGTCCAATTTGTTGCACTTTGTAGCACAAAAAAATACCCCGCAGGGTGAATGAGAGACCTGCGGGGTTTTTCCGTGTGTGCCGGATAGAAAGGATATTCAAATTATATCACTTAACTCAAAAAGTTGTGCTTCTCCATACAGACTTCATAGCACCGCTGGATGTTCTTCGTTGCCATCACGGTCTTGCCGTTGGTGAAGTCACGGTGCTCTGCACAGAAGTCTTCGTATGTCTTGATGTCTTCCAATATGTCATCAAAGTATTCTTTGCTGTGGTCGACATCCCGCAGGATCTCATCGTTAAACCTCAGGATCCTGCGCCGCGCTGAGGTCGCTTCTTTTACTGCTTCGGCTGTCTGCATCTCGCCGATCGAGTCCTTGAGGGTCTCGATGTCATGCTTCTGGATCTTCTGCTCGTTCTTGACTTCGGCGATCCGGTCGGCGAGGTCCTCGTTGGTGACTCGCTTCCGTCCCAGCGTCTTGTCGATCAGAGACTTCAGCACTTCCCAGAAGCCGGGTGCTGCAATCGCTGCCAAAAGAATGGCGGTAAGCTGTTCTGTTGTCATCTCATCCCACTCCTTTCTAACAGGCTCGCAACGCACTCCAATGCCTGGATGCGTGCCTTCAGTTTTTCATTTTCGAGTTTCAGGTCAACGTTCTCCCGGAGCAGGATCCTGTTCTGTTCCTTCAGTTCGTTATACCGCTGCTGTTCTGTCTTATTCATTTCTCTGCCTTCTTAAACTGATACCCAAAGAAGAAAGAGATGCACATGGTATAGATGTTTACAAAATCATCCGGCAGGTCCTTGCCATTCACCACCAGCACAATGAAGGCAGCAGTCAGCGCCAGCGTAATGATCGACTTCACCGACATGAGGGAAGCAATGCGCTGCAGGATGATGTGGTCCTGCTGTGCCGGTTCCGGGTCTGTCCACCCCTCTACAGGCGTGAGTTCCGTTGATTCCTGAGGCTTTTGTGTTGTCATGGTATCTTCTTCATCCTTTCCTGTTTCGGGTGTCTGAGGGGGTTCTTTTGGCTTCTCAGTGTATCCGCTGATGAATGCGATGCATCCAGCCGTTGCCCGTGGTGTTTCCCGTGTGTACTCCGTCCGGTGTTCCTTCATGATGTACCGCATCATCTGCGCAGATCCTCCGCCGTCCAGGAAGCTGATGCTGTCGACTTCCGGCACCTGCATCAGATCCTGTGCGATCTGATTAGGCGTCAGACTCTGATCGGAGAGTCCCATGCAGTAATCGCCACCGGAGAAGCGGATCAGGAACGTGTAGGTGCTTTTGACGTTGCACTGCCCGAGTCCTACCATCCGGGCATATTGCACATTCTTTCCGCGCTGGTAGATCAGCGCCGGGCTGAAGACGTTGTGAGTGGGGTCGATCGTGATGCCGGTGCAGTCCGCATGCAGTCCCGTGTCGAGATCGAAGAACATGGTGCTGTCCTGCCCTGGAAGATTCTGATAAACCCCGTTGATCGGGCTGGAGATGTCTCCGAAGGTCATACCATACGGCTGGCCTGCGGGGTTATCCGGGTCATTCTGGAAGTAGTTGCATCCGGTGATCTTGGCAAACACGGACGCATTGCAGTCCATCGCCCGGATCGGCGCGGTCATGTTCAGACCCGGAGACAGCACCACAGCCTTCATCCCGCTGTTCTGCCTGTACAGCTTGTACAGATGCCCGCTGATGGTCAGATCGGAATCGAAGACGGGAATGGTGAGGCTCCACGCTTTCGGGCGGAGTGCACCCAGCGCATCCGTGAAGTTGGTGCTTTTCAAAGAAAAAGAGCGATCACCGCCCTGATTCTCTCCGAACTCTTTGCCATC